TCTCTTAGTAAAAAGGGAATCAATAAGAAAATGCTTTCTTCATTCGCAACGCTAGTCAGTTGAGGCACTGTCCACTCTGCCCCTGACTCTGCCCCACTCTGCCCTATAATAACTACATCAACAAAAAACATCTAATGGCACTCTCTGCTGAATATATCACCACGTCATTGCAGGCAGTTTATGGTGAGTCCGTCACCGCTGCTAATATTCGCGAATGGTGTAACATGAATCACACCAACTATCAAACTGTCACCAAGAAAATTGAGCAATGTAAAACTGGTCGTGGTAAGTGGAATCTTACGGTAGCAGAGCAACTTGAGCAATCTTATCAGTCTTCAGTGAAAGAAAATCTTATTCCAGATAGAGATGATACCTTCGTCAGTTTTGGTAGCTTCAGCGATGTCAAAAAAGTTATTCAGTCCCGTATTTTCTATCCTGTTTTTATTACGGGGATGTCTGGCAACGGTAAAACATTTGGTGTTGAGCAAGCATGTGCCCAACTAGGACGTGAAATTATTCGTGTAAATATCACAATTGAAACCGATGAAGACGACCTTATTGGTGGGTTCCGCCTTGTTAATGGCGAAACAGTATGGCACAATGGTCCAGTTATTGAAGCGTTGGAGCGCGGCGCAATCTTGCTTCTGGATGAAGTGGACCTTGCATCTAATAAAATTCTTTGTCTTCAGTCCATCCTAGAAGGCAACGGTGTCTTCCTCAAGAAGATTGGTAAATATGTAAAACCTACAACTGGATTCAATGTTATTGCAACTGCAAATACTAAAGGTAAAGGCAGCGATGACGGTCGTTTTATTGGCACCAATATTCTCAATGAGGCATTCCTCGAACGTTTCCCAATTACCTTTGAGCAATCATACCCTACTGCGAAAGTAGAAACTGATATTCTCTCTAAAGTTGCTGTGCAACTCAACTGCTATGATGATGACTTTATCGAGAGACTAGTTTCATGGGGAGAGATTATTCGTAAGACCTTCTATGATGGTGGCGTTGATGAAGTCATCTCTACTCGTCGCCTGGTGCATATCATCCGTGCATTCTCCATCTTTGGAAAACGTGCTAAAGCGATTGAGGTTTGTGTTAATCGTTTCGATGAGGAAACAAAGTCGTCATTTCTTGAATTGTATGCTAAGATAGATGCATCTGTTACTGAAACCGATGTATGATGACCTTCCTCGCCACACCCTCGTCCGTAAAAAAGACGGGGGTGTTTTTTTAATCAAATGTAAAATTGAGCAATATATTGCTGGAAACCTAGAACCATGTTATATTGGACACCAATATCTAGACGAGGAGGCTATTGACTATGCTCCAGGGACATGTTATATTGACAGTATTGACCAAATTATAAATTATGAATCAACATCATTGGAAGTACAATGAGGAAGAAATCCTTACTGAGTTGAAGGAATATATTTCTTCTACTTACACCCAGCACTACTCTGCTGGCACTGAAAAAATCCAAACCCTTGACCTTATTGAAGCATGTGGTGATGGGGAAGCATTCTGCAGAAGTAACATTTTGAAGTATGCTTCTCGGTATGATAGGAAGGGCACTGCTCGTCGCGACCTTGTTAAGATTCTGCACTATGCAGTCCTTCTACTACACTTCAATGATAAAAATGCACAACGTGAAGACTATCCTCAATGAGTAACATTGCACTTTCAAAGACCACAATTGAAATCCTTAAGAATTTCTCTACAATCAATACATCGATTGTAATCAAAGAGGGTAACGTCCTTCGCACTATTAGTAATGAGGAAAACATTCTCGCTACTGCTAAGGTAGAAGAAGTGTTTCCACAAACATTTGCTATCTATGACTTGAATCAATTCCTTGCAGGTCTTTCTCTGTTTGAGAATCCTAGTCTAGTGTTTGACAATGAGGATTATTTGATTATTAAATCTGGTCGCTCTCGTGTGAAATACTATTTTAGTGACCCTGAGATTACTCTCAAGACTGCACCTGACAAGAAGGTAAATTATCCTGGGTCTGATGTTACCTTCTCCTTGTTTGCTAGTGACTTGTCGTCACTCAACAAAGCATCCAATGTTTATAAACTTCCTGACTTTGTAATCAGCACAGACAATGAGATTCTCCTTTCTGTCTGTGACCTTGAGAATGATACTTCTCATGTCTATGATGTGACAGTCAAGGGTGACTTTGAAGGCAATCATAATCTCCACCTTAAGGTTGAGAATCTGCGTCTCATGCAAGGTGACTATACTGTTGGTGCTTCTAAACATCTCATTACTGAGTGGAAACATACTGATATTGATTTGAGTTATTATGTTGCATTAGAACCTTGAAGCATATCTTGTTTACTCTGAAAGGTTGCCCTTTTTCACTCTGTGATGATGAGGCACACATTCGTAACATGCTTACTAATACTGCTACAATTTCTCGGAGTACTTTACTAGATGTATCTTCCCATAAGTTTGACCCTTATGGAGTAACTGCTGTGGCACTTCTTGCTGAATCTCATATCAGCATTCATACCTGGCCAGAGAATGGTATGGCAGTATGTGATGTATTTACTTGTGGAGACCATACAAATCCACGAGCTGGTGCCACATACATGTATGAAGAAATGGGTGCAACAGATATTGTATCCGAAATTTTTACTCGACCTTTTTATAATGAATGATTTTTTGTGGGTAGAAAAGTATCGTCCTCATACAATTGAGGATTGTATTCTCCCTTCTTCTTTGAAGAAAGTATTTACTGGATTTGTTGAGCAGGGAGAGATTGCAAATCTCATGCTCTCTGGTCCTCCTGGAGTTGGAAAGACTACGGTCGCCAAATCATTATGTGAAGAGTTAGGTCTTAGTTACATTGTTATCAATGGTAGTGATGAAGGTCGCTTCCTTGATACCATTCGCACTAAAGTCCGTAACTTTGCTACTACTAAATCCTTGGTTGGTGGTGGTGCTCACAAGGTGGTTATTATTGATGAGGCAGATAACACTACGCATGACGTGCAATTATCTCTTCGCACTTTTGTGGAAGAGTATCATAGTAATTGTAGATTCATCTTTACTTGTAACTTCATCAATAAAATTATTGAGCCGTTGCACTCACGCTGCACGGTGGTGGATTTCCGTATTAAACAGGCAGAGCAACAGAAACTCCAAGCACTATTCTTCGACCGCTTGAAGGGCATCCTAGACGCCTCTGGGGTGACCTACGAGGATAAAGTCGTGGTCAAACTTATTCAGCGTTACTACCCTGACTGGCGTCGTCTCTTGAATGAGGCACAGCGTCACTCTGCATGTGGGTCTCTGGATGCTGCTGTGCTGTGTGATATTGCCGATGTCAATCTAGATGAATTGATTCGTGCGATGAAGAATAAAGAGTTTACTACGGTGCGTAAGTGGGTGGTAAACAATATGGATAGTGACCCTAATATTATTATGCGTAAAGTGTATGATACTTTGGTCAACTTTATTGAAGGGTCTACAATTCCTCCTGCTGTCTTGGTGCTTGCTAAGTATCAGTATCAGGTTGCTTTTGTTGCGGACCAGGAGATTAACCTGCTAGCATGTCTTACTGAATTAATGGTGGAGTGTAAATTCAAATGAAATCTTTTAAGACTCCTTTACGTTATCCAGGTGGCAAGTCTCGTGCCTGTGTGAAACTGGCACAGTATATGCCAGACATGAAACAATATAAAGAGTATCGTGAGCCATTCCTTGGCGGTGGTAGTGTTGCACTATATGTGACCAAGCAATATCCTCACCTAGATATCTGGGTGAATGATTTGTATGGACCTCTTTACAACTTCTGGAAAGAGTTGCAGCACAATGGTCATGCACTTGCTGAGCAACTGAGACAATATAAGATTGATAATCCAGAACCAGTATCAGCAAAAACTTTATTCCTAGATTCTAAGGAGAGACTAAACGATGATTCGACATCCAACTTATCTGCTGCTGTGTGTTTTTATATTGTTAATAAGTGCTCTTTCTCTGGTCTCACTGAGTCCTCGTCCTTCAGCAAGCAGGCGTCAGATAGCAATTTCTCGATGCGAGGCATTGATAAACTCACTGGATATTCGGGACTGATTGAAAATTGGAAAATTACTAACCTATCTTATGAAGAGCTCCTCACAGATAACCGAGACGTATTCACATACCTCGACCCCCCATATGATATTAGAGATAACCTCTATGGAAGGCGGGGCGATATGCACAAGTCCTTCTGTCATGATACCTTTGCTAGTGACTGTGATAAGTTTGCTGGTAACCAACTTATATCTTATAACTCGTCTCAACTTATTCGTGAGAGGTTTGAAGGATGGAGAGCAGGAGAATTCAACCTCACGTACACAATGAGGTCTGTAGGTGACTACATGAAAGACCAGAATGAAAGAAAAGAATTAGTATTATTTAATTATGACCGCACCAACTCTATCCCAAATTCTTTATACAATCAATCAGTCAAAGAAGCATCTGTATGAGACTGAGGAAGATGTTAAGTCATATCCACCTTTCATTGTAAATAGGTGTCTTTCTGGATTTCTGGATACAGTATTGTATGCGAATGAAATGAATATGAATTCGCATCTAGACAAGAAGATGCAGTATGACTTTTTTATAAATAGTATCACTCCAAGGAAGAGATTCTCCCCTTGGGAGAAAAAGTCTTCAATTGATTGTCTTGATGCAGTCAAAGAATATTATGGGTATAGCACCGATAAAGCTTTGCAAGCGTTAATGAT